AATTATAAAAACGTGATAAATGCGGCATTAGCACTTCCTATATGCCATGCCAATGGCATTAAGTTTCTGCTAAAAATTCTTTAATTGTATTTCGATATTTCCATTGACTATAATAATCTTATCTATTATAGTTTTAAGTATCATATTTTTTTGTTTCTTGTCGATGTTATCCCAAATGTCGGCAAGTTTTTTTATGTTCTCATAAACAAACTCTTTTTTCTGCGTATTGATTGCATTTTTGCTTTCTGTAGCAATATTTGATTTCATTTCTTTAATCTGCGTTTCAAGTTCCTTAATCATTTCTAAGACAGTATTGTTTCCATCAGCGTACAGATTGTATAATCTTTTTAGCTTAATCTGTTCTTTTTCAAGCTGTGATTGCATAATTTCAAGTTTTGTCGCCTTTTCCTTTGGTTTGTAAGATGATAAGTCAAGTGATATTTTAAGGATTTCTTCTTCTATCTGCTTTTCTATTTCATCAGCCCATTCAAGCGAATTATCACAATTTGCATTGTAATTAGGCAAATATGAAAGTTTTTTATCTCTTGAGCAGCAATAAATCTTATGTTTTTCACTTCCCCATTTCTGATAACGCATTTTGCAACCGCAAACGCCGCAATAACATAATCCAGTAAGTAGATTAGGTTCGGTTATGCAGGAAACTTTTGCTGAACGCCTTGACCTTCTTAGTTCTAATGCGAGCTCAAATCTATCTTTATCAAAAACAGCTTCGTGCCTGCCTCGATACACCTTGCCTTTATAGGGTATCATTCCGACGTTGACAACACTGGTCAAGATGCTCCTTGTTACAATTTCGGACTTAAAACCACAAATTTCCTTAATTTTGGCGTCTGAATATCCGGATATAAATAATTCAAGTGCTTTCCTTGCTTGCTCCGCACGTTCTGGAATAGGTATTAATATGCCTTGCTCTTTACTATATGAGTAACAATAAGGCAAATTACCGCCGCCAAACCAATAACCTTGCTTAACTCGCTCAAGCATACCGCCACGCATACGCAACATCATAGTATTTTTGTCAAGCTGTGCAAATACAGCCATCATCTGCGTGTAAGCCTGCTCCATAGGGCTGTTGTAACTGACAGAATCGTGAACACATTTAAACATGACATTATACTTTTGAAACACTTTCTCGATAAGATATATCCCATCAATCATATTTCTTGATAGCCTATCAAGCTTAAAAGCTACAACACAGCTTACTCTTTTACGGCTACAATCGTTCACAAGTCTTGAAGCTCCGGTCTATCCATATTAGTGCCGGTGTAACCATCATCAATATACCAATCTGATATAATTAACTCATTTTTTCTGCAATAATTTTCAATATCTCTTTTCTGGCTATCAAGTCCATTGCCCTCAACAGCCTGCTTTTCAGTAGATACTCTCATATAAGCAACACATTCCATATATTTTACTCCTTATAAAAATGTGCCGCATTTATCACGTTATACGGCACATTGTAACACATATTTACTTATTGTCAACTATCTCTGCAATTATCTTTAGTAAGCTGTCTGAAAGCGTTATACTTTCTGTTTTTACATTCTCGCCGTTCTGGGTAATTTTAATCATTATATCCCTCCAACTTACTTATTTTCTTTTTAATTTTATTTATCTTGCGATTAACTGTCCTATCACATACAGACAGCCGCATAGCAATTTCTGTAATGCTTCTGCCCTGTGATAGCAACTTAAATATTCTCAATTCTTCTTCTGTAAAATTGGCATTTTCTAAAATCGTATCAAGCTCCGGCTTAGTAAGTTCTGAAAACTTCATAAGCCATACTCCTTATTAAAATTTTATTCCTGTTTCCTTTTCTAACTGTTCAATTAAATCTTTTGCATTTATATATCCACCATTGTATGCTTCTATAATCTCATGTATCTCGTCTACAAGTTTTTCTAATCTTTTGCCGCCAAATCCAAATTTGTCATGTAAAACCCAACAAAAAATTATTAAAGCTGATGTAAAACTTTCTTTTTGTTGCCTGTTTTTAATTCTATTTTCTTGAACTCTCATCATTTGCTGCTGAAATCTTCGTTGTTCTGGCTTGCTCATTTTTTATCCTCGCTTCCTTGCTTTTCTTTGCATAAACTAAAGACTTAATGTAATGCTCTTTACATAATTTTGAATGATTATAAACCGGCTCACCGCAAAACCAGCATTTGCCATTCATTACCCATTCGCGTTTAATATCAAGTTTGTAATTTTTCTTGGCATCCCTTATTCTTTTTTTGATTTTCTGCTTATTGCGGCACTTGGTACATGTTTTAAAATTCTCGTCACTTTTAACTTTGCCACAATATACACACAAACCGTTAGCGGCTCTTTTTTCACGTATTTTTTTCTGCTCGATTCTGTCTTTTTCTTTAAACTTTTCGGGATTCAAATTATAACATGTCATTCTTTTTGCGTATCTCTTTGCTGAACATTCAATACATTCTTTTTCGTCGCCAAATAAATTGTTTTTACGGCATATAGGGCATATTCCATTTTCTTTATACCAACTAATAAGTTCTCGCCTATCTTTGTTTGTTCTGTCGCGGCATTTGCTACATTTAACCCCAGCAATATCAAGTGGCTTTCCACAATTTACACATAATCCAGCTTCTTTTCGTCTGTAATACATTCTCATTTGCGGACTAATTGGCGTTGTTTCCATTAAAAATCAACCTCTCATTCTGTCAATTCTATCTTGTATCTCTTTGGGTGCTTCAATATACTCTTCTGCGTTTGCATTTTGACCAATAAGGACATTTTCTTTAATTTGTAATGCATTTATATCTCTTTGGAATTTTTGCTCGATTTGAGCCTTATACGAATTTGCATTCGTCTTTTCGATAAGTGATTTGATATTGTCTGGCATACGATTTATTTCATTCGCACGCTTAACAACTGTTTCGTAAGTTCTTAGAAAATTTGATTGTATTACTGTTTCAATCGTCCGATAATCTGATGTCGCCCAATTTTTAAGGTTGTCTGGCATACCAACCGCCTGCCTGACAAGTGGTGGTAGCTTGTTAAATTCTTCAACCGCCCCATAAGTACCATTCCGTAACGCCTTACTAACCAGCCCCCAAGCTGTCATTCCGTCAAGTTCCTGCGGCTGTGATATAGTCTGTATTTTACCTATTAGCTGTCCTATACTTGGGGCAAATCCGCTTATATCAGAGTTGATGTATGCTTTAAGTGCGACTGACACTTGTTCATAACTGTAATTTTCCAACATCATATTCCACACATCTACTGTTTCTGATAGGTTGTTAGGTTTGTAGTTAGGGTAGCAATCGCACATAATGCGGATAATTTTAACTGTTTCTTCTCTTGTCATTGTTACCTCCTTTCAATTGATTAGAAATAGTATCTAGTTTGTCACATATAATAGCACTATTAATTGCAATTGTTTTTAAGAGTGATTCAACCTTTCCGTTGTACGGATAATCACTTCTAAAATTTATTTTGTTGAGTGTATCATCTATTCTGCTCATTCTTACCACCCCACCTTACACATTATCCCAATCAATAGCACCCTTGCCGAAATTCTGATTGCCTTGCTTTTCAGAAACGACATTCTGATTAAGGTAACTCTCAAACTTCGTGCCAAACAAGGTATCTGGTCTTAAATATCTTTCCCTTTCAGTTCCAAGCCATTCATTAACCTTTTTATCTATGACTGTGTAAAAATCCTGTTCAGTATATCCCTCTTTGATTCTTGCCCCGATATGCTTCTTAGTATTAGGTGTATTGTATCTATATCTGGTATTACATCTGTTATTTAAGTAACTAATAATATTTATATATATATTATTATCTATATTATCTTTCTTTTTATTTACTATATTATTATTAACAGAAACAGAATCAGATACAGTATCAGTTGTATCAATACAATTTGTATCGATACCGTATCTTGCGCTGTCTTTATCAAAGATTTTCTGCATATAATCTCTAAATAAATTGCACTTAATGTTTAGTATCTCTTTTAATAGCGGCTTTCTGAATTTTTCAGAATTAGTCCAGTTGTATTTATGCCAATTTAGCAATAATATTTCCTTTGTTTCTTCTGAATATTTAAGCACATTATGAATATTTTCAAAGCGTTTTATTAGATTTTCCACACTATCTTTACTGTACCCCATTTCATTAGCAACTTGCTTGAGACTTATTTCATAACAGCCACATAAATTTGTGTGGGGATTAGTAAATAAATATAAATAAAAATATCTATCTTCCGGTGTAAAATCATCAGTTACTTTGCTGTCTGTCCAAAATGTCATTAACACGTTTCTGTATATTGCCATCTTGTACCTCCTCAAAATAAAATGTAATAGATCTGCTTGTTACATTGTAATATTTTTTAATCATTCTCCCTTGATGATTCTTCAACAGAGAAGATAATTTTTTACGAAAATCTTCTAAAGGAAGCCCGCCTTTACTTAAATTGCAATCAGGGCAAGCTGGTACTAAATTTTTATGCTGTTTTCCGTTTTTACAACGTGCTACAAAATGGTCAATATGAAAGCTTTTAATATTTAATTCGCAGCCACAATAAAAGCATTTTCCATTTGTAATATTGTAAATTTCTACTCTATTTATTGCCATATCATTGCTCCCATTCTTCAAGTTCTGCCACATTGTTACTTCACTAAATCGTTGATATTAATTCTGAATCCGTCAAATTCCTTGCCTTTACTTCTAACATAGACAGACGTATCAAAGAACAACAAGTTACCACTATTGTCGGTTGCCATACTTACACCATTTCTTGTAAGACTTCCCTTTAGTAGGTCAAGTAAAATCTGTATTTCCTGCTTTGTTTCGTCTTTCATTATTTACCTCTCCATATCTCTTCATCAAGAATATATTGCTTGATAAATCTATCTGCGTACTGTGGGTGTATCATTGACCTTTGCGTTTTAACTGATAGCCCATCGTCGTTTACTTTACTTTTTGCTATTATTTTCGTTTTTACATAATCAATAGCTTCAAATACAAGATTATTTTTTGGTTTAAAATTCACAAACCAGTATTGTGTTGGCTTTTTATAGTAATCTCCATTTTGCGTTCTATCCTTATCTATCAAGTCGGGCTTTAAGCACCAATATGTTGTAAGGTAATGTGGTTGATTATACGGATTTTCTATAACTAATTTTATTTTTCGTCTTATGCAATTTATAACCAGCTTATTAAGTAACTGGTAAAAGTCATTCAACATACGATGCCTTTCTATTGCACTTTCGCATTTCTTTTCCATACTCCAATTTCTTTGCGAATAATTATTGCCGGAAAACCATAATTGACTTTGGCATTCAAAATAAGTGCAAGGGAAAAATGCAAATATCAAATCATCAGGGCTTATCTTATCGAACAAACTCGGCTCGCCTTGATACCCCCCCTCTATCTCTTTAAAAAGGTCAGTAACATAGTCGGTTTCGTTAAATTCATTCTGAATATCATAGTCGTAGGCTTCAATTCCATACTTTTTGAAAGCGTTTTTGAATGTTCCTGACTGTTCAAATAAACAATGTACTATCATTCTAAATCTACCAAAAGGAAACCTCGGTTTTATGTCGCGACAACCTATTCCTTTCTTTGACTTTTAGTTAGTTACTGTGGTTTTCTGCCTGTCTGAAAATATTCGTCATAAGCGTCAACCGTATAGCGTATTTCACTCATAGCTATATCAACTGTTACATCTTTTCTATCCAATGCTCTTTCTGCATAATCTTTAATTCTCATCATTAAAGCCTGTGATATTACTATATTCGCATTGTTACTCATTCTGAATCACCCGCTTTCAATAAATCCATAAACTTCTCATATTGTTTCTGCGATACCTTGTTATGCTCTTTTTCTGGCTTTAAGCGGATTATAAGGTGCTTTTCAGCAATAGCCGATAATTCCCTCGCTAACACCTTTTTGCCTTGCTGTATGCCTTGCATATAGCCTTTAGGTGCTTTTCTCTCGCCTATTGAACCGCTTGCACGATTTTCTCCTTGACCGCCTAAACTGACATTTCTAAGCTGATAACCCTTGTTAGCATATAGCTTGATGTAATACTTCTCTTTTTCGTCAAGCTGGCTTTCGGGAAAATTCAGAAATTCAACTCGCCAACCATAAGGGTTTTTCTCTTTGTCATACAGTTTATGTTTGCGTAAGCTAAAGTCTATGTGCTGTTCGTAGCCTACAAGGTGGCTTGCCAATCTGCTAAGTGTATGTACCGCCTGTCCGATATACGCATACTTAAATCCGTTTTCATCTTCTCGGAGCAGAAAATATATTCCACTTTTATCATTCAGCTTTGGATTCAGATTTAATAGTCGCTTTTTATTTTCCTGCTCTATCGCCTTGGCTCTTGCTATGTTATGATAATTCAATAATTGCCACCTGCCTTTACTATCTCGATTGTCTTTTCAAGAGGAATAAGATAATTATTACTGTTGCCACTTCCATACAATCTTACAGAAGAGTCTGTTTTCAACTGCTCCGCAACTCTATCAATGTCATAAACTGTCGGCTGATTATCAACAAAATCAAGAATCGCTTTCATCTGGCTTTTGTTATAGTGCTGCTCCTGAAAATTTAAGTTATCCGCATCAATCAGTCTCATTCTTCATCGCTCCAATCTAGCCTACAACCGCACTTACTACAGTAATTTGGCGCATTGTTGTTATCCATTATTCCTATATCGTGACTGACTTTGATTGTGTTTCCACATTCACAATGGAATACAGAAAGAGTATCACTAAGGTTATGGTTAAATATTGGTTTCATCGGTATCCGCTTTTCAAGTGCCTGTATCGCAACTTCTGTGTAGTCCTCAGTCTCACCGATGGAAACCATCGACCTGCTAACCCTTTCAAGCTGTTCAATGCTTGCCTGTATTAAGCTTACCTCGTTCATTCACTATCACCCCAATCAAATTTTTGACCACAATTCATGCAATGAAAATAGAAAGTCTTATTATCAGCTGGTATTCTGTCTGTCAAAATTTCTCCACATGTCGGACAGCACAAGTACTTCTCTTCCGAATCTTCAAAATATTGCTTTATGATAGGTTTCTTCGATATCTGCTTTTCTCTCGCCGTCCGGCATTCTTCCAAAGTCCCAATCTTGCGATATTGACGCCAATCACTTAATGCTTCAAAATAATTGCTTTTCATATCCTGTAATCCTTCCGGTGTGCCGATTGCGCGGTACTGTTGTACTTCTTCAAGTGCCTGTATTGCCATTTCGTAAGCCTTGTAATCATCTTCTGAAAACTTACAGTCGCTGTTCTTGTCCTCAATCTGCATAAACAATCGCATATTTTTCAGTTTTTCTATTGCTTCGCTCTCTGTCATATTATCTCTCACTTTCTTCTGCCCAGTCCAACTTCTGACCGCAATCATCGCAATATTTCACAGGTACTTCACCCTTTTCTAATATTGACTTTATGTGTGGCTCAGGTCCTATGAATTTTCCGCAAGAGCAATAGTAGTCCTTATACTCCCATCCCATTCCACTTCTTAACTTTCTCACGGGTTTTATTGGTATCTGCTTTTCAAGTGCCTGTAGCGCAATAGTTAAAGCCTCTGCAAAACATTCCGTAAAAGGATAATCCTCATTAGTTGAATCCGAAAATAATCTTTCCAATGTTTCCATCGCTTCTTGTTCGTTCACGAAACCACCTTCTTACTCTTGTTAATTCTTGTAGTCTTACGCTTCTTCTTGCTCCCTACATATCTGCTGCCGCCTGTTGGCTTGCCGTAAATAAATGCGCTCATGTTACCGTTCTTAGACTTCATTTTTCTTGCCCCCCAGTGCTTCAATTGCCATCTTAATAGCTTCAATTCTTTTTTTATTTATCATTGTAAGCTCTCTTTTCTTTGCTTCGCTCAATCCCAAGTAATCGCTACTGTATACTGCTATTGCATTTATTAGCAGTTTTTGTTCATCACGAAGAATTTCAATTGCTTCCTGAATGTCCAAATTATCTCCTCCTAGTTCAATCGCCAAAATTATATTCCTTTAGCCGCTTGCCCTTCTCATACACCGTACATTCATCACCTCCCGGACACGGTCTTCTGTGTCCGGTTATCAATATGTACTGGCAGAACCTATCACCGCCCTCAAAGCTTATGCGGCAACTGTATTTACATGTGCTACATTTCTTTTGTTTCGCCATGCTGTCCCATCTCCTTAGTTGAACGGTAAACCTGTATCTTCTACACCCAATGGCAAATTCATGAAGCCGTCACTTGCCATTGCCGGGGCAGACATATTTGAAGCCGGCTGGCTTGGGCTGCTGCCGTTAGCGTTCTTACTCTCCGCAAACTCGTATTCCTCAACAACAATGTCTGTGGTGTACACCTTATTGCCGTCCTTATTAGTGTAACTTCCAGTCTGAATACGTCCGGCAACCACAATCTTGGTTCCTTGATGAAGATACCGTTCAATGCTTTCTGCGGTTTTGCCAAATGCCGTACAGCTTATGAAGTCCGCCGTCTGCTGTTCACCCTCCTTCTTATATTTTCTGTCAACCGCAAGTGTGAATTTTGCGGTTGTAATATTGGTCGCTACGCTTACCCTTATCTCTGGGTCACGGGTCAATCTGCCCATCAAAATAACCTTATTCATCTACTTTTTTCCTCACTTTCTTCTGCTTCTGCGTTATCTACCGCAAGTGCTAAAAATTCGTCAAATTCGCATTCCTTTCTATCGCAACTCCAAACTGAGCACCACCTATTTTCTTTCTCACACCAAAACATCACTAAGCCTCTTTGCCTTGAACAAATATCTATCGCTCATCTATTTTCCCCTTTCTTCTTTTGGCTTCTCGCACCGTTCAAATTCGATAACCCAAACCCAAGGGTTTGCGTCCCATCCGTAACGGTCAATGTCGGATTTTTTGATGGTGGAATCCCATACATCGGGAAAACCAAGTGCTGTTGATGTATAATCGAAACATCCCTCTGCTTCTGCATCATCATCTGTCATATCCTGCAAGCGTTCCACCCGAACATCCGTAACCCTCAACCAGATACGAGCCGCTTCTTTCGGCATGCGGATGGATGGTTTCCACTTTGTAACATCGGCAATGTCATTTCTTTGCCAATCTTCGTAGTAATAGTATCCTTTCGGTGCCTCTTTCCATGTTTCACGAACATACAGGATATCGCCCGGCTGATACGGTGAGCCTTGTTTCATAAAGTATTCTACACATATAGGACCGCTCCATTCTCCTTTTTTCAGTACATTCCAATATTCCGCTTTCTCATCAAATGGAATCGCTCCTTTTAAAATTCTCCTTGTACAAGCCTTTCTCCCATCCAGAATTGCCCGAACCATCTCTGTATTAAACAATATTGGTTTTATACTCATTCGCCGTTCCTCCCTAATAACTCTGGATTGTCAAAAATGTTGCCACACACTTCAAAATATTCTTGGTCGGATTTGCTAATCAGTGTTATATCTTTGCCTCCTCTTTCCATAACGTAAAATCCATTTCCGTGCCATATAATTTTTATATAAGTCTCATCTTCTGGGTAATCTTCGTCTAGGTGCGCAACCATAATATCATTCTCCCAAATCAGCTTACCGTTCTTGTCTTTCAAGCCGGTGCATTGACAGACTGTGGATGGGTTAACTCTGTACCAATTTTCAAATCCAAGGTTTCCGTAACCACGTTTGATATGTTGTGTGAACATATTGCTATTCTTAGTAGGAATTATAATTGTTTCCCATCCATCTGTTGCATCACAGCTTTGGATAAGATTACCTTGCGCCCATTCTCCATTATCAATTCTCTTTGCTTTGAATAAGTATCTATCTTCCATGCTTTCTCCTATCTTAAAAATCTTCAACCTCTTCCTCTGTTGCTTCTCCACAAATCGTTTCAGTGTGATACTTCCACCCGGCTTGATAACCACGCATTGTGAATTTCTTGCCACATTTCTCGCAAGTGTATGTGTTGACATCTTCGGTATAGCAATCAACGCAATCATCGCCTATATATGTACTTTCGTAAGATGGTGTATACTCTTCGCCACAATAGGGACAAATGATGTTCTCATCATCTTCGCAATTCCAATAACTACTACTCATATTCTCTCCTATTCTAATACCTTGATATTTCTATCTCACTATTCAGTATGTTGTTAAGTTCCTCACTAAGCAAATCAAGCTCACGCTTTGCTAATGATTGTGCTTCATTTATAGCAGTTATCACAGATGTACTGTTTAATCTTTTATCCTTGATACCTAATGTCTTGCAATTCATGTATAGTGTTTCTCCACAACCGAATAGTGTGTGAACACATATATTTAATCTTTTGTTTTCACCTCTGTAGATAGTTCCTGTTTCAACCGGTTCTCCATATTTTGCATTGCTTATATACTTCATATTCTCTCCTATTCTGCTTCTGATTGGAGCCAATCCCTAACCTCTGACACTGTATGCATCGAAATTCCGTTTTCAATAGTCTTAACGCTACCCTCTTCATAAGTTTCAATCGAACATATAAAATCAAGCAACTCTTCATCCGACATATTCCTTATCCTGTCGGCATTGGTCTGTCTGCTATCGCATCTGCAACAAGGCTCATTATCTCTTGAATTGCTGTTGTGCTGACAGTTGCAAGTGTGGCTAGTTTCATAGTTCTGTGTGCTTGCCACTTCTTCAAAAAATACCATTGGATATGAAGCCATACAATTAGCTGTCATAGGGTCGTGAATTTCTGTAACCACTACCTCTTTTCCGTCAATGATATGCTTTGAGCCGATAGGGAAATCATGTTTCAACTCTTCCTTCGATAGCATATATTCTTTTACAATCATTTTTCTCCACCTTGCAATTCTTCCAACTTCTTAAATTAAGTCCGCCACACCTAATGCAATAAAACTTTTTATATTCTCTTGCATATTCGCACAAATAGCCGCAATGTCCGCAGTATTCTTTTCCATTACTAACTGATATTCGTTTAGGCTCGGACACATTGTCTCTCTCGAACAGCTCTCCGTGCTTGCATTCTATACAACAATCTCCTTTATGCTTGCAAATATTACAGTCAATCATTGTTACCTCTCAATTCTTCCAGTTTTGCTTCAGCTTCGGATTTTGTGAGGAATACGGTTTTGCCAAACTCTTCTCGTAAATTAAAGATTTCATCAATATTGCTAAAACAGCATCTATTAATTTCATAAAAATGATTTTTACAGAATACTTCATCTGAATATTGCGGATTAATTAATGTATCACCATTTTCATCTCGTACAGCTTTGTTATTACACCAATCATCACAATAACACTCTTTTTGAAAGAAAGTACACTCTTCGCAAAAGTCTGTATTAACTTCAATGCTGTAATATGTATCTCCCGCTTTGCAAGGTAACTTGATAAGTCTGCCCTGTTCGTCTAAATCCTCGTAATCTTTGAGCTTTCGATATACTGCGTCTATTTCTTCACAGTCTGGTTCGCAAGCCCTTTCCCATAATTCATCATCTATCCACGATGGATTGCTTTCTGTCAATCTCTCCATTTCTGCTCCTTTCTGCCTTTAATCATTATCAAAACTCCTATCTGTCATAATTTCAGCAAATCTCTTGGCAAGGATTTCTTTGATATTCTTTTCTACAAAATCGCCGATAGTTTTTTCGGTCCTTTCTTTCACAAACTGCTCAAAAGAAACACCCTGTATTTTCCTGTCACTACTCCAGCTTGAAGCAGACGTAAGTTTTTCAATTCTTCTGTCAACGATTTTTGTAATTTCTTCATCAAGATTTTTATAAATAACTTTCTCTGCATATTCGTCCATAGCAATCTTGACCTTTTCTTCAATTTCCTCACTATTGAGAGATATATTTAAAATCATTTTTGGTTCAGATTTCTTCATTTCAGTTCTCCTTTCTAAAAAGGGCACTCATTAGGATTTAATCCCAGCCCTTATAAAGACTTTCAGATACTTCAATCTCTCTGCTATTTAACTCATTTAAAGCCTTAATCAGCTTTAACTTTGTTTCTCTGCAAGGGAAATATCCGTACTTTGCATATCTCAACATTCTTTCAAATGTACTCATTGGGAATGGAATTTTATCATCAATGACAAGCCTTTTGAGATGTAAGTGTTCAAAAAACTTATCATCATATATAACCCTGTATTCAATATGAGTTTCCGTTTTATCGCCATTATCAAAAGGTATTTCTTCCACTTCTGCCCCTGTTTCATCTTCAATCTCTGCTTTGTAGTAGGCAAATTTAGTGATAGAAAAATCAAATTGGCTTATAATCTGCTCTGCTGTTCCATAGATTTTACTGATTAACTCGAGCCTTATTCCTGTTTCTTTGTGAACATAAGCCTTTACATTATCATTTTCATACAAGAACTTGTATTTAGCTTCATCTTCCGAAACAGCATCTTCCATTGTTCCATCAGTATATCCGGCTGTCATACTATCAAAGTAATCAACTGCTTCCTCTCTATCGCCCTCATTTTGAAAGAATATATCAAGGTCTTTCACTTTCTCTTGATTAAAAATATTCTTGAAGCAACCGCCACATATAAATCCTTTATGCCCTTCCATAAATTTATCGAGCCAATTTAACATCCAGTAGTTATCTCTGTTTTCTCTAATCAAAACGGACATTCATCTCCTTTCCTTAAAACCCATTCCCTGTTACGCTCCGCAACATCCACATTCGCCCCACAAGCGACTTTTTTCATCTTCTCGATAAAGCTATCACTATCAGCATTTTCACTTGACAGATGGCACATTATGACATTCTGCAAGTTGTCTGAATAATTTGCCTTAACAAAATCGCAAGCCGTGTCAATGCTTAAATGACCTCTGAATACGTGATTAGCTTTGCCTGTGTTATCCCTGTTGATTAAATCCTTGTCATAATTCACACCTAAGAGAATGTGGTTTATATTCTTAAAATTCCACTTGACAACCTCACAATCGGTTATGTAAAGCATTCTCCCCATTTCCCTGTGAACAATCAGAAAGCCGAATATCGGACAAGGCTCACCATTTGCGTTTGTATGTGTCCAATTTCCGTCTATTGTCGTTAAGTCAAAGGGTTTTACTGTAAACTCGCCCATATTCATTGATTTACAGCTATCGCCTAAATATGGGGCAAGTATCGGTATTCCCATTGGCTTAAAATCGTTTAATGACTTGCTGTGATCTGAATGAACGTGGCTGACTATGCAGCCAACCACATTTCTTATGTTCCAATCCAAGCCTTTTTTAATCTCCTTAATCGGTATTCCACAATCAAGGATAAGTGTTTCTCCACTGTCGGAAGTTAAGGTGTAGCAATTACCTGTACTTCCTGTTGCAATACATTTAAGTTTCATCAAAATTTCTCCTTATTGCTTTTCGTATCGCGCCGACTTCAAGCCACTTCAATACCGTATTTATCGTATTATTTTTAATCACTTCGATATGTTTGGTTGAGTGATACCACATCACCCATGTCTGTTTTAGTAATTCGTCCAGACTTGTTATTTGTTCTCCCTCCTCAAACATCCTTTTTGATTCCAAATATTTTTTATGCTCAACGATATATTCGCACTTTGAGCATTCCTTGCCAGAGTAAGACATATAATGTTTTCCCTTGTGCTCCAAAGCACTTGAACAATATCTGCATGGGTTCTGTTTCATAACTCACACCTCGATTTCATCATCCTGTGGGAACTGAAAGTATTCTGTTGTAGATTTGATAAAATCATCTTCGGTAAACCTTCTAATGAAGCTTTCATAATTTTTCGTACCTGCTATAAGCTTCATAAACGAAAGCAAACCATAATGTTCCTTAAGCATTCCCATAGCCTTATACGCTTTCTCCTGTGAAGAATACCTACCTAAAACATATTCTTTCTCATTATGCAGTGCTACAACATTTTCCGTTGCGTGACAAACAATTATCTGTTCATAAGGCAAATCAACATTGCCATGTTGTGAAATCACTCTCATACTCAATCTCCTATTCTGCCTGCATGAATGGCGGTAATGTGCTATCTTCTGCCTGTTCTTCGGTTGCTTCTGCAACTGTGCTGTCAACTACATCTGCCTTATCTTCTATAAATTCAACAGAATTAGCATTTTCAGCAATTTCAGCCTGTGTAACCTGATACACCTCGTCCATTTCAACCTGTGCCTGTCGTGCCATAGGGTCATAGTTCTTAGGATATTTCCTTGTAGCATTGTTACACATTTTTCTCTGTATCATGCTTTCGGGCGTATCAAGCCAAGCGCCGCTGATAAATGGCTTTGCAATCCCACATTCGAGCATTTCATCTACTGTCTTACATGCTCTTAAAGCATTAAGCACTTCCTCTTTCTTTTCCTTTATTTTTGCTTTCTCTTCCGGTGTAGCATCGTAACGTGTTCTTGCAACTTCCTTGTTATACTGCTTTTTAGTTCCGGTAATTAACCCAAATGTTTCATTCATCATATTCTGCTTAACATGAGCCAACAGATTAACCTTAACGCTATCTCTATCAGCAGAAAGATATGTTACTGTTCCGTCTAACAGCTTAACAGGATATACAACTCTTACTGCCTTATCCGATAAACCGTTCTCCTCCCATTCGGGTTCTGTAACTGTAAGCCCTTTATGCTTAGGCGGTATGTACTTGTCACCCTCTTTAATCACCCAATATGGATATACCTGCTTAACATCTTTTCCGTAATTAGCAAGTAAGGAATCATAACCACTACCTTCAATACCCATTTCGACCTGCTGCTGCCAAATTTCTTTTCCGTCGGCGTCTTTCCCGATGTTCACATTCCGCAACTGGAAGTAACATTCTCTCGGGTACGCACTTGCGTTAAGTTTAAGGCTTGCGCAACGCTTCACAATGCCCCTTAAATTGCTTGTGTCAAGGCTACCCATATTAACCTTAGGGTTGCTTTTAACAAGGCTGAAAATGCTTGTCATGGCTTCCATGGCACATTCCTTAGCGTAATCGTCCATATCCATTCCACAGGACTTGTAGTCATCAATGATAAGACCTGTGATTGCATTACTCCACTCGCTTAATGAGGTAGTAAATGCTTTCTTTTCCGCAACCGCCGTATTCTCTGCCATAATTTTTTCTACCTTTCTAATTGATTTATTTTAATGCTTTATTATTCCTCTGATTTAAAGATTGAAGAGGAAAAGACACAAACCGGACGAATGCTGACGCTACCGTTGCAACCACCAGCGCAAATACAGCCGGACGGAAGAACAACAATAGTAGCTGTCTCGTAATTGTTACGTGACGTACTCCACGGAGTAACAAGCCACCACCAATCATCTGTGTTAAATATAAGGCTTCTGTACTTGCGGTATTCGTCAACCGTGAGAAGTGATACCTTGTCCTCACATTCGCCGTACTCAGTCTGTCCATCAAGTGAAAGCAAATCTCGCTTAAATGAGACAATATTCTCTTCTCCTATCTCGTCAGCAATCTCCTCAACAAATTCTGTATTAAGATATTCTCTTAACTGGCTCTGAACCCAGTCATTAGAAGTCTCGTCAAACATCATCTTGTCTGTAAGCCTGTCCGCAAGACACATATAACCCTCATCTGTAATATCAAGTATCTTCCAGTTGAGCCCTGCAAGTTTAAAGGCCTCTCCGACCTTTAACCCAGTAAAACGCTTTCTTGCCTTAGCTTTAACATTACCTTCAAGAGCAGCTACCTTATTGCTTAATTCGGTTATCTGCTCCTGTAACATCTTCATTGTTAATGTAGCCATAATTGTCATTCTCCTCTCGAGACAAAGATATTAGATTTCAAGATACAAACTGGGCGAACACTGTTGAAGACGTCATGACTGAGATCGCTGAAATCGCCAGATGAATAAACAGCGGCTATTGCGTACGTCCAACCTCTTTCAGCCGTAGACCAAGGCGTACAAGTCCACCACCAATCGTCTAATTTCTTATTAACAAGTAAATCATTGTACTGTCTTGCTTCATCAAATGTGATAGGTCTTACCTTGCAAGTGCAAAGTTTAAACTCATGCTGCATATCAACCGAAGTTAAATCAACAATATGCTCAACAAGATTGTCTGCTCCCAATTCAGCTTCAATAATAGGCTGTATTTCGTTCTCAATGACTTTCTTAAGGTTGGATTTGTTGTAATCTCTTGTATCTTCGTCAAAAACAGCATTCTCCGCCATGAAGCCCTTAGATATTACCTTTGTAGCTCCATTCTTCTGTTCAAGCACGATAAAATCATACTTCCCAATCTTGAATACCTCGCCCGGTTTAAGCTCCGATAACTGTACCTTGTTAGCTTTTTCAGCTTCTTCTAACTGCTTGACAAGTTCTCTTGCCATATCTAACGCCTTACTCATTCTTGCTCCTCACTTTCTTCAAACTTTTTTAATTGCTCCGCTAATTTCTTGCACTCATCCGCAACATATTCTTTGGTGCGGATAGCATCATTAATCGGATATTTACTTTCAACCATTTTTCGTAGTTGATACTCTTTTCTATGGCTCGGAAACTTCTGCATCGCATAATCCAAATCCGACTTATCTCCTGCATGCCCGCAATCAAATCCGAACCACCACAAATCACTCTCGATTGGATAACTTGAATGCTCTCCACCGCCTGCATATGTAATACCGCCGTGGCATTGAAAATATGCTTCAATTCGTATTCTTTCGTCTTCATCAAGGCAAGCTCCAAGTAAGGGGAGTATTCCGCTTACCTCTCTGTCGCCAATATCAGACTTTTTGATTTCCAAATAGTCATTATAGTCTTTCCCAAAAAGTGGATGATTGCTTGGAATACCGACATATCCGCATCTGTGACCCATGTTTCCAAATGTGACTACACAAGTATATCCTGTATGCTCAAAAACCCTCTCAATGATGTATCTATCATTTTCAGTCTTATAAACAGGCTCCTCATATTTCTTCACAATCGACAGCTTGTCAGCACCGTAAGCCTCCACCCATGCCATATTTACTTCGCCGGCAGCAATCAACTTTGCACCTTTTTCGGTTACAACTGTGTCCCCGACTTTTACGGAATCCACGGTCTTATATGTGTAACTGCGTGTGCTGTTTGGGTATTTTGCTTTTATGTAGTTCATTCTGATACCTCGCTTCCTTTATCTGCATCCTTGCAGTTCTGCTCAACATATTTTTCCAACATATTCAAGCATTTTTCAGCACAACCTTCTTCTCGTTTAGCTTCGCAAGAGGATATCATAATGTAGTTATCCTTGAAGAACTGTAATGCTTTTCTAGCACCTACTTTCTTACTCATTCTGATGCCTCACTTTCTAACAACGATTTTTCTTTTTCAAATTCTTTTCTGTCACAAATAATAAATCCGCCTACATAAAAATCGGGGTTTATTAAAAAATTTGTGATAACTTCGTTTGGCATTGCGATTGTCACACTTCCCCAACCATTTTTACCGCTACAAGCCGATTTTATATTTGATAATGGTGAAAGCATTAACTCTTTGTTATTTTTCTGCACCATACGTTCAAAGATTCCAAGGTCTCCAATTTTATCCATTCTACACATCCCCCATAATCTCTAATTTCTCGCTATCATTAACAATCAGCATAATCAACTGACTATCAACCATTTCAGAAACTTTCTTCTGATTATCTGTACTAAGGCTTTCAGAATCATCTAAAGCAATAGGTACTGATATATCGCTAATCTTCTGAATTGAACTGCAAATATCGACTCTGCCTAAAATCCTGTTACCCTTGTTAGACATAGTTGTTAAAATACTCTTTCCGTCAACAGTAGGTATACAACAGCTCTTGTAACCACCAGACTTTGTATAAGTAAACAACTGCCACTTAACTAACCCAAAATGACTGTTTACTGCTTCTGTCAAAGCTTCGTTCTTTGCCTTATCCAGTTCATCAAGTAAATCAAGAATTTTCTCGGCATTAGTCTTGCTCTGCTCCATATCTCTCTGCCGGTTGCGTAGCTCCTCCAAGCGTTCCTCTTCCATTGCGGTATTGCTTGCCGCAATCTTAGCTTCGCAATCAGACAACTGCTGCCTAAGCTCGCTTTCCTGTGCCTTTAATTCTGCCTTAACCGCCAAAATATTGTTAGCCTTGTGCATAGCCTGTTCTTTTTCGGCTATCTGCTGTTCAAGTGCCTTGTATTCCTCAGTGGTTGACACATCAATTTCCTGCGGCAACTCCGATAACTGCTCTGTAAGGACTTCAATAGCCGTATTCAGCATCCCAAGGCTTTCCTTGTGCTCTGGCAACTCTGCTTCGAGGTCTGCAAGTGTTTTCTTCTCCTTGCTTAATCTGTCTGCGTAAAGGTTTCCGTTATCGGTGATAGCCTTTAGCGTGTCAGCCTTGTGTTTCTTGAAGTCGGCTCTTAACTGCTCTTTTTTATCCTCTCTGTATTCATTGCCGCAATAAGGGCAGATAAGGCTGTTCTCATCAAACTGGCGGTTGTTCTCCTCAGTCCACTTCTTGCGTTCTGCGTTGAGGTAGTCAGTTATACTCTCAATGGTTTTCTTGGACAGTTCAATGCATTTTTCCGTCTCACTGATAGTTTTTTCTACCTGCCTAACAAGAAACTGCTTATCAGAAATCTTGTCCTCAATCTCTCTTCTAGCCTTAATATTGCCCTCGTTAGCCTTGCGTGATAAGTCTCCCTGCTTAAACTTCAAATCAAGAATATCTGAACTAGCCTTGTCATATTCAGCCATCAGCTTGTCATTGTCGGTCTGCTTTGCTATGCAGTCCTCAATCTGTTCTTTGAGGCTGTTCTTCTGTAATTCAAGGTCAGATATTTCAATAGCCTGTTTAAGCTGCACATCACGCTCTTTCTCTTCAATCTGCCCTTTCAGCTTTTTGGCATTATCATCAACATCTTTTTTAATCTTGTTTTTCATGGCACGTATTTCTTCGCATGTGTATTTTTCAAGAAACGGAACTAATTCGGCAAGTTCGCTTTTAGACTTTGCCATATCCAAGTCACTTGTCTTATCAACCAAGCTAAAAAGATACTCTCTCATTTCTTTAGGTTTCTGATTAAGGAATACATTGATATTGCTACACATCTTAAGCGTAGCAATGTTGACATCAAGATATTCATTGAATGCCTTTAATGTTTTCGATACTTCGTTGATATAATAAGAGTTAGGGTCATTTACTGTTGTTACCACTACTCCGTCTTTGACCGTTTCTCCGTATATACGCTTCTGAACCTTTCTCAATGTAACTTCCTTGCCATCGACATCAAGCATAAGTGTTACCGAAACATCCATATCATCAACCGACTTACCATCAACGACACGTCTTACCTGTGGGTTATCCCTAAGCTCATAATCGCAGTTGAACAATACCCAGTTAAAAGCTGTGACGATGCTCGACTTTCCCTTGCCATTCTCGGCAAGTATCTTCGTCAAGTGAAAGAAGTTGAACTCTGTGTCTACATAACACATGAAGTTTTCTAATCTCATTCCCAGTAGCTTAATCTTCATCCTTTTGTTCCTCCTCGCTCACGGCTCCTATAATCTTGCCGTCCTCAATAATTACCCTCATTTTCTCCGCTTTGCATACAATAGCCAGCTCTCTTGCCGCTAAAGCGTTTAAATCTGTAATAACCATCCGTTTTACCTCCCTTGCTTACACTCCGTTATTTCAGTTATTGTCTTCTATTTCCCAACCATTAGGTGTAAAGTAGACATTCTGATAATACTTGCAAGCTTTTTCAATCTCATATATATTCGTGAAGTTTCTCCACGCTTTCTTGAACATTGCTTTGTTAAGCTTTAAGAAACCTTCCACCTGTTCATGTGGTGGATATGAAAACATCACAATCCCTTGTATAACATCGAATGATGCCATAATATAAGCTTTCAAAAGTCTGTGATTAGGGTTGCTTCTTTGTCCTTTCATAAGCTCTAAATATAAGTAGTCTGATAATGGCATCCGAAAGTAGCCGGCGTACCATCTACTTTCTGCTTTTCTTACCGCATCATGAATGTCACGGTTCTGGAAGGTTATATTAACCTTCACTCCTGGTATTAAACCTAAATTCATTTCTTATCCTCACTCTCCAATCTTCCCAAACTCCGAATTTCATAGCATCCTCATGTTGTCAACTGTTGTCTGCACCTGCTCAATCTGCTGTGCCTGTCGCTTCTGTTCAAGCTCCGCCTTGTTCATGCTCTCAACAAGCATGTTCATAAGCTGCAACTGTGGTGATAACTGTGAGCGGTCAATAGCGGTCTGCTTAACTTTCTCCTCAATCGTTGTAAAATATTCCCTTGCCTGTTCTGCTTTCTCGCCGTTACCCTTGACAGATAACTTCTTAGCGAAGTGAGCTGTGAGCCTGTAATCTGTCGTAGCCTGTCCACCCCATTCCCCATTAATGGTGAATGCCCAATAATCAACATTTTCCTCTGCAAACTCGTTCTCGGTAATATTTGACTTACACCACCTTGCATAATGCTGTGGCGCAAGCTCTAAAAACTCATAAAGCTTTCTCGCCGTTGTCATGCCCTCGCTGTCAATGTCAAGGGCAATCTCAATCGGCGTTCTTGTTTCTACTGTCTTAACTTCAAGCAATTTCCCTTTTCTCCTTTCCGTGTTATAATCTCCTTATCATTTCATAAGGAGGTGAAGCTATGTCCGATGATACATCACAGGCACTCAACACATACGATATTGCCGAAAAGGCATATATGTGTGTATGCAATGCGGTAATGATACCGAAAAAGGAATAATTACCGTAAAGCAAGGTGAGCAAATGCCTGAATGTAAAGAATGTGGTTATACTACTTGGCTTAAAATAAGCTAGGGTTTTTAAACACATTCTTTTCCTCTGCGAGCGTTTGGTCTGTAACCGCCAAGTTATCATCAACCAAATGCTCTATGAGGAAGGTTCTTCTTATTACCCGCCCTTCTTTGCCAATTTGCGAAATATGTAAATACTTCTTGCCCTCAAACTGGTACGGAATAACAAAAATACTCTGTAAGAACTTTACTTTCACAAAATGGCGGTTAAAAAAACGTCTTAATGCTTTCCTCACCGTTTACTCCTTTCTGCCGTTTTCGCTTTTCTCTGCCTCTCTGGCTATTGCCATTCCCTCGGCTACACCAAGAATGTAATTCTTCTTGTTATCATCAAGCTTAGGGATTGTGTCGGACAGCTTACGAATAATCTCTTTTTCCTGCTCACTCATTTAATTCACCTCCCTTCATACTGTCAAATACGCTAACTGATTGACTATTGCCAATCGGTCTTTACAATTCTTGTAAATCTCTTTATAATGGAGCTGTTGGCTGATACCTTCTTCAACTACTTTCAATATGATATTTTCTGTGACGGATAAGTTCATCAGTTGTTTAGCGGTTGCGGTATCTCTATCAGCCGCACCGACAGTTTTGTTTGCCAGTTTTGAATATGTCATATACAGCATATCAGCGTGTTCGCTTCCCTGCTGTTTGGCATATTCAACTAACTGCTTCAATACATCTGTTTCAGCTTTTCTTGACAGCTTACCGACTGTTCTTGTTTCAATCCAAGACTGCGACTGTTTTTCTCTAATGTAATTCTCCATCTGATTAAAAGCGTTTATGTATTTAAGTTTCCAATCTAACGCTTCTTTCCCTGTGAAACCCATACAAAGCAACGAAAAACCGTCCCTATTCATTTCAAAACATCTGTAGATTTTTCCGCGGCTATTTTTGTATGTAGTTTCTTTAAACATTTCACTCCTCAATTTTGAGGAGTCAGTTTTATTTTCGCTCCACCATTTTGAGGAGTCAGATATTAGCTTATCAATATCTCTTAAAACCAAATCATGTCTTTTACCAAACTTTTCAGCAACCTCCAAACTGTTGCATACAGCTTCATCATGCTCTAAATGTACAAGTTCGTTCACGTTCTCACCTCTTTTCTGTTGATTGTAAAACAATTATATGTCATTAAAAAACATTTGTCAACATATTTTTGTTGATTTTTTCAACAAGGCGTGATAATATAAATTTGCAGGAAGGAGGTGTGAAAATAAATGAATGAGCGTATTAGGAAGATAAGAAATGCTCTGAATTTGACGCAACAAGAATTTGCTGACAAAATAAAAGTGAAAAGAAACACTGTTGCAACATACGAAATGGGTAGAAGTATTCCTAGTGATTCAGCTATAGCATTGATATGTAAAGAATTTAATGTCAATGAAGAATGGCTTCGGAATGGCATCGGGGAAATGTTCAAATCAAGAACCAAAGAGCAGGAAATCGGAGCTTTTGTCACTGAGACGATGGCTTTAAAAGATGACAATTTCCAGAAAAAATTTGTATCAGCCTTAACAAGGCTAACCGTCAAAGACTGGGAAAATCTTGCTGAAATAGCAAAGAAACTGTTAGATGAGTAAAAGAGGAGAGGGTTATTCCCTCTCCTTTGTCATTCCTTGAATAAATTTTAGGATATGCTCCAATATCCACAAATCATCCGTTTTATTAATTAAGGCAATTATTTTTCTTCGGTAGTAATTCACATCTTTTTTCATGTTTTGCATTTCCCCTTTACAACCACACGTTTTCCAGTAGCGATGTCCCAATTATAGAACATTTGTTCGCTAATGTCAACAACCAATAACCCCCACTTGCAAGGAACAATGCCAACGCCAATCAACACTGCCCCTTGCTTGCCAAAGCTTGAACCTGTCCTTATCGGACAAGTCCATAATAGCACTTTGTTGTATTGAAATCTGAACAATCGGTAACCAAAATCCGACAAAAAAACACAGAATACGGAGGTTTTGCCACGGATAAGCCAAGTGTTTGCACTGATAAACATTACAGTTACATAAGTGAGGAGCATACGTGAACTATCTTTGAGAAGTATGTGGCTACGGTGTGATGCCGTAGCCATGTAAATAATAATTTATCAGGATTAATTGTATCGGATATTCACGAAGTTCCGATGTCCAAGGCTTTAACGTCGCAATACACTTGTTATATCAATAGTTATGAACGTATATCTATTAACACTATACACGTTACACTCGCCCTATATTATGATATAGAATGTCCCATCGGAACAGATATTGCTTACTTGCCACAACATATAACCAAAAAAATTCCATGTATGATTAGACTTAATGATAATTGGATGCCAGCTTACTGTCTGGTGAATCAAGGAATAATCACACAAGATTGGTCTGATCATTGTACTGGAATATGTATTGATACATTAATTGTGGATACCCCCTGATTGTCAACATTATCCTACTACATTGCTAATATTCTGCAACAATAACCAAGCCAATATTACCTTTATCCTCACTCCAGTCGAATGCAAAACTTGAATCGCTAAGTATTTTCTTGGGGAGCAATATATCCCCCGTATTAGTTAGCACAAAAGCTATGTATTGTGTAGTATCAATACTGTTAAATTCAGCTACCTCGTTACCATCTGTACGCCTTTTGGTTTGAAAACGCATTTGAGCAAGTCTGGAACGGGCTAAATTATTATTTACCTCATTAATTGCATCCGCATTTGCCTTAACACCGCCCTCAATATTATTAAATTTATCTGGCGTAAGCTCCTCGCCGTACCCCCATGTATGCTGATTATATTCTACTGCCATAGTTTATACCTCGCTTTCTTTCTTCTCTGTTGCCTTATCAACGGCATTTTTCTTGAGCTGTTCAGCCTTTTTCAGTTCAGACGCCTCGCGGACAACCATCTCATCTGCGTCCTTCTCTGCCTGCGCTGTTAAATCCCGCAGAACCAGAAGTTTAACCTCCGGTTCTATCGGTGACTGCTTAATGTATGAACTTAATGAATTTCGAAACATCCTGATATTGTAATTTCCCATTGCTCCTCCTTGTAATTTAAAATCCCATAATTTCAGACCATGATTTAAAATGTTCTGTTCCTACATTATCTGTCCACCATACCCCTGCTGGGTTCATTTTTACTCTTCCTCCAAGACGCAGAAAACCCCATTTATCAACCTGAAAATCCGGCTCAGTCAATGTACCACTGCCTATTACCCACATTCCTTCTGAATTTAACACTGTATTCCACCCACCGGAATCATTGGCAAACGCAACCGCGCTACCTGTTATAGTGCAGCTTTCGATTTTCAGTGCCCTGATTGTTCCAGTGCTAATATTATCGGCATTAATGATGGTCTGTCCGCTTTCTTTTAAAGAAGAAATTGTAACCAAGCCTTGCAAGTCAAGCTTGCTGGATGCTATTTTGACTTGCTCGGCACTTGCATTGATTTCTGTTATCAGTTCTTTCTTTTCGACTTTTGCGTTCAGCCCTTCTGCTGTGGCATTCAATGTGACCTTCATATCATCCACAGTTTCTTTTGTCGCATAGTTCTTACTGATTTCAATTTTAATGCCTTCTGCGCTTTCGGCTATCGCGGCATTCATCTGTGTAGTGGTTGAATAGTCATTAAGGGCTTTCTGTGTTGCGTAAGTTTTGCTGAACTCTCTCGATAAACCATCAATGGAGAACTTAATGCTTGCCTGCGCATCAACTTTTGTGATGTAGTCCGCTCCAACCTTTGTCTCAAACTTTGACAGGTCAGCAGATATGCCATCAACCGTCACTTTGTATTCGGCGAGCTTCTTGTTGACCCATGAAAACTCAGTATCGCCAACATCGGAGAATTCCCACGTATCGCCATTCTTGATGAATCTATATGTCTTGCCGGCAATCTCGTCATATACAAGTGCTCTGTTGTGCTTCTTATAGCTTGCATCTGAATAAGTAAACCGCAATCCTTGCGTAAGCTTATCACCAACCACCGGTCCTGCTGTCCAGTTATATGCAGGATAATTTAGCAAGGTTGGTGTTCCCTGTATGGTGTAGACCTCATTTGCGCCGTCAAGTGCTTTATTCACTTCACTTATCTGTGCGGTAAGCCCTTCTGCTGTCCTGTTAAACTCTGCGCTCAATGTGTTGACGTAATCCCTAGTGGTGTATGTCTTAGATATATCTTCCTTGATTCCGTCTGCTGTGGTAGACACAAGTGCCTTGGCATCAATCTGTGTGATATAATCATTCGTTACCTTGGTTGACAACTGCTCAACGCTCTGAGTAATCCCCTGTGCAGTTACGTTTAAGTCTGCTATCTGCTTTTGAATCACTGAATATTCAGTGTCAGCTATCGGTTCCCACGTCCACACATTATCTTTTTTGATAAAACGATAAGTCGTTATGCTATCCTCATCGAAAAATAAAGTTCGCTGATGTTTACGATACACTTCGTCCGAATAAGTGAACTTTGTGCCCTCAACAAGTATATCGCCAACCTTGGGACCGGCTACCCAGTTGTATGCCGGGTAATTATAAAGTGTTGGTACTCCGTGACCGTTGATGACGGTTATCTCGCCATCTATCTGCGATTGCAAACTCTGTATCTTTACATCCAGTTCCGATGCGGTCTGTGTTATCTCATTCTTTAATCCGGCTTCAACATTCGATATTTCCGCTTTGTTCTGGTCTACATCACGGATTAGTCGGTTTACCCTGCCTTTAAGCTGCGTAATTGACTTATTAGAGCTGTTTATTTGTGTGGTGCGTAATTGTTCGCCCTGCGCCGCAAAGTTGTCTGTAAGGGCTTGTACGCCTTTCAGGGAGCGTTCTAAGACATAAGTGGTTAGTTCTGCATACTTAGTTGACAGTTTAATTGCGTCGCCGACTTCAATACATGGGTTTCCTGCGCTTGATATTTCCGCCGGGCGATATGTGATGCCCTTAATGCGATTGAAGACATTAGTTGCAATAGCCTTTAGTTGTGCCGCATCCTTGCCATACACAAGGAAGTTATTCTCAATCACATAGGTATTACTGCCTGTGCCAACAATCGAACCTATATCATCCTCATCCTGTCTTATCTGCAACTTGTCAATCTGCGACACCATATAGTCTTGATAATCAGCACTGATATAATGATTTTTGCTGATAGTTATTGGTGATGTGCTTTCGAGATATGTGAACTCAAACTGCCCTGTACGTCCTACTCGCCCTAAACAACCATTAATCTCACATATTGCATTAAGCACTTGACTACCACTCAATTCATCCGCATCAACAGTTCTGCTTGTTGTCATATCATCGTTAGCAAGCGTTATGTCTTTTTGTGTAATGCCAAAATGGCTGAAAAAACTATCCCGGAATTGCTTTAATGTTACATAAGTTTCTGTGTTTGGCAATATTCCGTTATACCAACCGACGACATCAGCGTTAATTACATCATATAACGCATCGTAGGCTTCAATTTCGCGTTTCGTTCTATCGGCTGTCGGTTTATCTGAGACTACCTTGTAACGTCCGAATATGAATGGATTAGAGCTATTGCCGTTGAGAACCATCTTAACGGTTATCCACTTATCCTTTAGTGATGTAAACACGTTTGATATTGTAAACTTGACCACTGCCGCTTCGCACGCTCCGAATGTCAACTCGCTCTCAGAACACAGACTCTCCGTCAACTCAAAACTCTCTTGATGCAGCTCCATGTTGGTAATCGTCACGGAGCCGTCATCTGTTGTAATAATGAGCTGTTTATCTACGTTAGGAGCGTAAAACAAATCTTGCAAGCTGTAATCAACCATCGTATACACCCCCAATAAATGACATTCTGAATGAGCTGTAATGTATCTCGCCGCCGTATGTGCCGTATATCTGTGGCTGGAAGTCGGCAAGATAGCCTTTCTGCGTCACATAATCGTTGTATTCGGGAATATAGGCGGTAATGATACATTCTCTGCCTCTTGCACTTGTATAGTTATTGCGGATATTAGACATAAGTTCTTCCAGTTCACTACTTGTCAGCATGGCACGCACGTCAAACTCAATCTTCACCGCTTTAAGCTCAGCCGCATTGCGGTGTAAATAACCGTTAGCGTCCGTGTAATCGTCTATGTCCTGCATATTCACATAAGGCTTATATGTGTCAGCTTTGATGAATTTCTGTGGGACGATATATTCTCCCACCTTAACTAAAAAACCGCCGTATGCCACCTTTACCGCCTTTCTAGGGCATAATAAAAGCACCCACTATATAAGTGAGTGCCTGTTGCCACCGTCTTAATGTATTAAGGGTATATCTGCACGCCCTTGGTTCCGTCAATTATAATTCCGTTCCTCAGCTTAGCGACCATCTTCGCTCCGGTATACTTCGTGTATGCCCCTACCTGTTTGCCGTTGACCTGAACTTTGAAACGGTTCGGAATAGTGTTTTTGCTATAATCTTCTTTCACAGTCGCATTATTGGTCGGATAAATCTGTTTGCTGTTCGTGCCATCAACCACAATACCACCTATTCTTTTTGCATGACTGCAAGCTCCTGCATACTTGGTGTACGCTCCTTTCTGCACGCCATTAAGCATGACCTTGAAGCGGTTCTGAATGGTATTTTTAGTGTAATCCTCGTCACTTGCAATCTGATTAGGTAAATCAGCGTTGATGTACGGTGTCGGGTCTACCCAGTCGAACTTAGAAGTGTTCATAAAAGAATTAGCTCCCCAGAAATCACCAGCGTTGACAGTGTAAGGCTTTTTGTACTTGCGAACTTCAAAGTGAAGATGAATACCTGTTGAATGACCTGTGTTGCCGACAACACCAATCACATCACCACGCTTAACCACATCGCCTGTCTTAACCCTAAGCTCTCTCATATGTCCGTAGCCAGTCACATAGTTGTCATTGTGTAATATCCACACCGCATTGCCATAGCCGTCTCCGTTGCCGGCATAAAGCACTGTGCCGTCCGAATGAGCCACAATACTGCTTGGAATGTATCTGTTGTCCTTCTGCGGCACAAGGTCAACTCCTTGCGCATAACCGCCATTCTTGACAGCTTCAACGTGTCGTGTGTAGGTCTGCGTCACAGCATAGCCTTGAACCGCAAATACTCTGTTACCGATATTCATAGTCTTATTCCTCCATGTGTCTAATTTTATTTAATAAAAAAGACAGCCCACACGGACTGCCCTTTATATTATCTATATAATTTACTGTATTTATTAATATATATATTTATATATAATATATATACATATTAATCTTATCTATACTATACTTATCTTATCTAATCTAGGTTACGCTTTGTTTACAGAATGTATACAGATTTTAGTATAGTAAATCGTAAAAGTGGATTTTAATTATTTTTCGTGTTACAATCTCCGTTGAGAGGAGGTGTATTATGTACAAAAGAGTATATGGTTTTTGCCCGACCCAAAACAAGGACTATTCGATTAGAGTTAATTACATCAACGCTTCAACAACTGAACGCTTTGAGTATGCCAAAGGTATTGCAAGTTGCGATTATACTAGCTGTGGCAATGATTGTGATTTACCTCAATGTCCTATTGCTTCAAATGCTCCTGAAAGCATTTCGGGCTAAAACTGTGGGGTAGTTATCAGCTACCCCTTTATACTCACATCAATCTCACCGACACCCTTCTGCATCAATAGCATTTGTCCGTCAACGGTTAAATCAAATGCGTTGAGGTCTAGTGTTAATGTTGGTGCTTTACCTGCTGCATGTTCTAACTTATAGTTCCTTACACCATTGAGCTTCTTGCCATCAATGAATATCTGTGAAAAAGCTCCGTCTGTTTTGATTTCAATTCTTGAATTTTCCATCGCTTATGCTCCTTTCATCAAACAATACATTTTAAAAGTACGTTTAACGTACATACCTTTGCAATGCTTAAAAGGGACAAATTGTCCCATTAAAAATTGCTTACAAAAAACAGCACCCCATTTCTAGGGTGCTGTCTGTTCATTTATTTTCTTCCTCAATTACTTTAATCAAGTCATTCAACCACCATGTAGCCATTGCTGATAATTGAGGGAAATAGTCCACAACATCAAGTGGGTACTGCGGTGCATGTCCTGTTTCTTCCTCGTATATCTTCTTTGCCGCATCTAGGTCGTATTCTTCGCCTATACGCTTTAAAAGCCTATGGCAAACGTATGAAAGCTTGCAATTCGTCTTGTACGCTACCCATTCAAGGTTGCTTCTGTTGCGGATATACCAACTCTTGACCTTAGGCACCAGCGTATTGCTTGTGTTGTACTTGGTGTCCTCAACCTGCACCGGTGCAACCGCCGTCTGCGGCTGTGTCTTAGCCTTGAAGTAACCGCTTATCAACTCGTCCTGCACTTTCCAAGACAAATCATCCGTAAAGGCTTTTACCAACATCAGATAGCCACGCTCTGTCAATACTGTTATACCTCTGCTTGGTACAACGATATTTCTAATGTCCGTTAAACGGACATTAGCATTTTCTGTTCCTAATTGAAGCATAAAATAATGCTTATCTACCTCAAATCTGCTCCTGTTTCTGTTGAAAGTCTTTCTCGCCGTTCCGCTTGGTCTCTGATGCACTGTGTCAATATCCTTGAATGTGACAACTCTCTGTCCGTTGTACTCACGGATTGCCAGCTCTGTTCCCTCAATCTTTACAAGCTCTGCCATATCAGTCACCCCACTTTTCTAAGAATAATCTCACAAAAGTTGCGAGGTATTCAAGCGTTCCGCAGCTTGTTATGCTGTCAATCATCTTGTGGAGTAATGCTCTATTATCTTCCATTATGCAACACCTGCCTTTTCTTTTGAGGTAAGTTCATAGCCACCCATGACACGCTCTACGCTCTTGTCATTCGTAGCGGCGGCGAAAATTGCGATATTGTCTAAGTACTTCTCGTTATCGCAATCCAAGATAACCTGCATAATGATTTTTCTCAACTGCTCCTTCCTGCACTCGCAAAGCAGTCTCATGTTTTCCTCGTCTGCCTTGTCAAATTCTTCTCTCCAGTTAATTCTTGCCATATCATACCATTCCTTTCTGTTAAAAACCTCTTGATTTCTCCGCAAAGGAATGATAGAATATGCTTATCAATTCCTTTACGGAGTTGTGTCTTGAGTAGTCACAAGTCGGTCAAAACTTATAGTGACTACTCTTTTTGTTTCTCTAATTCTTTTTCCACCAAACCGATACCTTTCATAATTGCATCTGTTCTTGTAACCCTCAACTCATCTGCACAACTTTGTATTCTTTGTGCTTCATCCTTAGTAATTCGGATATTAAGGTTTACATTTCTTGGGTTTTCCTTTGGCGGTCTGCCTGCTGGACTGATAAAATCATCTCCTTTCAATTATTGCCCTTGCAATATTTATGTTATAATAATAACTGCCATTGCAATAATTGTCAAGCATTATTTTAAAATTTTTCAAACAAAAAGGAGCTTTTCAGCTCCTTTTTGTTTATCTTCTTCCGTCTAAATAAAACTCTACTCGGTCAAAAGCTTTATAACAACTCAACTGTTTTGAAATCGTGTCGCCTGGTTTTATCTCGTAATCATCATCTGTAAAATAGCTGTAATCCCAATCAGCAAAGTTGTTTCCGTTAAAAAACAAAACATAGCCTTCGACAAATTCTGCCGCTTTATCACCATTATTAGTTACTTCATATATCACACCATCCTTTATAATTGACTCTGTATAGGATAAGTCCTCTATAACCGAGTCATACCAACCATCCGTTTTGGTTGTTATCTTGGTATCGTAAGAAGATATTTCCGAGCTAGTTTCAAAAGCTTCTGTAATCACCGAAGTACATTCGGAACCAAGTGCATCAAATTCAGAATTAGCAACGCTAAGTATTGAGCCATCTTCCGCATAAGCTTTTGAACTTGTTTTAACATTAAGAGTTTTGTTTGTATTATTCTTAATGACTAAAAAATGATATGTGTACCAACCGATGCCATCAGCAAGTGTATATTCGGCAAGTATTTCAATATCCTCGTTTTGTTGCGTTGTAGTTACAATATTTGTTGTGGTTTCCTGTACGTTTTCCATGTCAGATGTTTCTACGCCTTTATTGCTTAAAGCAAATTCCGAAAAAACATTTAATACGTCATTATAGCAATTTACATTATCTTCCAATGTCATGTCTATGTTTTGATTAAGCCAATCAGGTAAAGCCAAAATCGTGTTTCCATTCTTGTCTGTACTGCTTATTGATGTAAGTTCTCCGTCAGCCTGAGTGTATGAAACAGAACCGCTATCGGTGTCCACAATTACCAACGCATCGGTGTTTTCCATTCCTTTAATAACATTAATGATTGCAAGATACATGATAGTTGCTTTATCCGTACTATCAGCCTTGGCATTAATAAGAAACTTTATCTTATTATCTACTATCATTGTAATATCAACATTGCCATTTGTAATGTCTTTCTCAAAACTGTAATATTCTTCTTCACCCTCGTAATCATCAGACGACTCAACTTCGATTGTCGTTTCTGCAACAGTAGTTGTTTCTGGAATTTTCTCGGTTGTGGTTTCTGTTGGTATAGTTGTCTCTGCATTGTCCTGAGGACTATTGCAACCGCAAAGCAACAAAATAACAGACAAACAAAATATTGTAAATTTTATTTTTTTCATCAGTTCGCCTCCATTTAATCAAATATCATTCCGCATGAATTACACATAAATCTATCTTTTGTAACAACCCGTTCTTGCCTAACAACTTTTTCCTTCTTGTTTGCCAAAGTAAAAGGTTTAAACGGATTGAGATTTACTGTATACTTTGTTTTAGTTTCTTGTGGTATGATATTTTGTTCTTTATAATGCGAACAATTTTCGCTATGGCATCTAGGACAATATACTTCTTGCTTATTTCCAAGAAAAGTATATCTATAAATACCATGAAATTCTTTTTGAGGCGGTTGCTGTGGTTTTTCTTTCTCCACTTTCTTTTGTTCGGGAAATCTTCTATCCCAATAATCTTGTACTATTTCTTTTGCTTCTGCAAGCTTGCAACCAAGTTTATCACTCAATCTTGTAGTCATAAGTACCTTTTTGCCATCAGAGCTTTTGTACAATTCATCGAGTAATTCATCGCTTGCCTCCAGCTTCACTTCCTTATTCCATTCACTAGATGGACAACCGCAATTAGGACAGTTTGAAGCTTTTTCGCTTATTTCTTTGCCGCATTCAGGGCATTTAATAAGAGCCATATAACAATACCTCCCATATTTGTGTAGTGACTTAATACTACTACTTTATGGGAGGCATGTCAATTCATGCTACAAGTAATTTTTTGGTCGGATTGGTGATGAAGTTCTTTATATCATCATATCCCCAGCCGCAATTTACAAGACCGCTGACAATCATTTCTATGGACTGAACTTTTGCAAGCTCCTCAGCCGTAAAACAGTCTCTTAAATTAGCCTTTTTGTCAATGCCGTATTCTTCCCTTAACTGCTTTGCTGTTTTGCCGAATATCACCTTATAAATAATGTCGGTATATGTGGAATAAGCGTGTCCGTGCATACGCTCATTCTCATTTGACTGCTGGATAGCCTTAGTGAGTGACTGTCTTACTGCAATGCCCTTTTCACGCTCAATTAGTTTTCCTGTAAGAAGCTGTTCCATCGCATTAAACTGATTGATATAAGCCAGCTTAAACTTCATAGCCTTTTCACCTGTATAGCCCATTACCAAAAGTGTAAAGCCGTCTCGGTTCATAAGGTACATTGGATTTTTCTTGCCGTTTGATGCAACATAATCACTTTCATAGAATAGCCCCGAAAATTCGGTGCTACTAATTTTACTCTGTATAGCTCTTATTTCCTCTATGACATGGTAGTGTTCCTTTTCAAAAGTTTTTGCTACATCAAGACTGCTAACAACAGTTACCTCTTTGCTTTTACCGATTTTTCTTGTTTCTACTAACATAGTATCATTCCTTTCTGTTGATGATTTTTTAAATAGAAAACCCCAGCAAACATAATCTGCTGGGGAACTATTGTTTTAGTTAAATTTAAAATGTATAAGCGTCTCGCCCTGTGCGCCTGAAATAGTCTCTTGCATAATCTCTTGACGCTTTTCCTATATCGTCTTTGCTTATGCCGTATTCCTTTGCAAGAATACGCTGCAACAACTGGTTCTGCTCTCTCAACAGTGCATTAGTTTCTGCATTGTCAACGCTTGTGTTGGAATTGTAATAATTCTGCGTTGTAGTGCTTGGAATAGGGCTAACAGTCGGCGTACTGCTCACATAGTCACTGTACAACTGCTGTGGGTGTACAGCTTCAACAACACCAAAGCCAAAATCCTTTGCCGACAACTGCGTTGCCTCATAAAGGCTCTCCATGCCATCTTTGAAGCCCTCTGTGGTGTAGGCACCAAGCTCAAACATCACCCTTGATGGTGAATGGATGTCAAGTGCTTTCTGCATTGTTGTAGCCACGTTAGCCGCTATCTTGTCAACCTTAGAGTACAGTGTGGTTTCCATAGACGATAAGCCGTTCATAAATCCGTTCATTACTTGGACACCTACACTTGGCATACCAACAGTTACTTTATCAGCAAAAGCAGTACTTGCCATTCCTCCAAGTTTTTTCATTTTATCTGTCACTGCTAAAGTAAGCGCTTTAATGCCTTCCATATACCCTAATATAGAATTTTGACCAATACTATTAAAACCCGATGACGGTTTATCACCTTGCGAACCTTGAGCCTCCATAAAAGTACTAAGGGATAAGTTGGCAAGTCCGGCTACTGGCTTAATAAGCTGTTGAGAATTGCTATTTACACCGCCGATATAACTTGTAACAGCTGATTTACCTACATTTTGCATTTTAGTATTTGCTTCATCCAGCAAACCCATTATTGCATTGTTATTCATGTTTATCAGAGACGTTTTTACAATAGGTTGATATTTTTCGATTGTATCTGTATAGCCACTTACGTCATATCCTGCCATTTCAGCAAAAGCCTTGGTAGTTATATCGGCATTAGCTAATACTGCATTTCCGATAGCATTAGCATTTTTCATAGCCCAACCGCTTACATCATTTTCGGATATGGCAGCATTGTCAAGCCATCTTTCATACAAATGATTGTCTTTGGATATTTCAATGCCAATCTGTTCTTTTCCTTGATTGATTGCGGTAATAGTTGGCTGTACCATATTCTTATTAACACTCTTAACAACATCCTGTATTGGATTCTTGAATAAATCAGCAAATCCCCAGTCTTTTGTCTGTGCCTCTTGGAAAGCTTCAACTCCTGCTTTTTCAACTTGTGACTGTATGTAGTCAAATGTTGTGTTTATCTGTTTGGTAATGTTGCCTCTTTCCTCAGTCCAGTTAGCATCATATATTTCCGTGAGATTACCAATCCAGTCAAGGTATTGCCCTGCTTCTTCCGGAGTAATTTTTCCGCGCTCCAAAGCACGTTGAGTATATATTTTCCATTCATCAGCTTGCCCTATAAGGTTTTGGTAATATTCGTCAACTTCCGCAAGTTTAGCTTGCCCTGCTTCCGTTATTTGTGCGATTGCCTGTGTGGTTTCTTCAACACTTCCAAAATTGATATTTGTTATGTCCTTAAAGCTGTTTTGCAAGTCAACCTGTCGTTTTATGGCTTCACCGCTTAGATAATTCATGTCATCAAGCAAGCCATTAAGTGCGTCAACGTCTGCTTGCGTAGCTTCGCCGCTAAGCATTTTGTCAAAAATCGTATTAGCTTGCGATTCCATATCGCTGTAAATGCCGTTAAATCTAGCATTAAAATTCGACAATATGGTTGTCATTTCACCCACACTAACCCCTAACTTCGTTGCTGTATCTGCGGACATCTTAGCCAAAGCGTCCCATGCCATATCGGAACTAACATGCAAATCATCGCGCAATGCGGAAGCAAGGTCGCCGACTGCTGTACGCATATCTTCTATATCCGTATCAGATATGTTCTTTAAATCTAAGTTGTCAAACTTGAATTTAAGATTTTCAACTTCTTCACTTGCACTTTGTAAGTTTGTATTTACTCTGTCAAGCTCCGTTGCAAAATTAGCCATATCTTCACTTGACGTTCCGGTTGCATTGATAAGGTCGATTACTTGTTGTGCTATATCGCCTATCGGTGTACCTTGACCATCAAATACACTTGTTTGCGTGAATGTGTCAATGCTGTTCTTATAGGCTTGCTCAATAGATATAATAGCTCCTGCCACCGCTGCTAATGCGCCAACAGCAAGCACAACATAGCCGCCTGTGCTTAATGAAGCTATTGCTGTACCAAGTTTACCAACACCATCACCGACACTAACTGGTTTTGCGTTAGATATTTTCAGAATTGCATCGGCAAATTTGCCTAAGCCAGTATTTATACCACTTGCAATAGTGGAATAAGCTTTAAACGCAAGAAGAGCTGTTAACACACCACCTAAAGCACCGCCCAATGTATGCCACACTGGAGCTGGGACTAAATTAAGCGCCTTGAATAATATTTCTACAGCACCACCTAACAAATTGATAGCAGGTGCGCCAATGTCGGATAAGCCCTCGATGAAATCCAAAAAGCCTGAACCTGTGCCAACTGTAAACTTCTTAGCAAAGTCTAAAACGCTATTAAAGCCGTTTTTAAGCTTTTTCCAGTCAATTTTACTGCCCCATGTTTTAAGCGGTTTGAACATGCGCTCAAAAAAGCCTTGCACTTTATCAGCCCATGCCTCGGCTTTATTCTCCATCTTATCAAAAGCATCGTTCCAAACTTTTTCGTATTCTTCCGTAGCCTTAACAATCTCGTCCGTGAGGTCAATCGTATCACCTGTGCCAGCGGAAGTGCCACTTTTATTCTTGCCAGTACTGTTATTATTAAGTTCGTCAAATCCACGAACACCTTTTTGTGCTTTCTTAGCCGCATCTGCCACGTCATCATAGCCGTCTGCCATATCCTCTAAGCCGTCCGTGGTGTCCTTATAGCCATTTTGCCCGAAAGCGTCAAAATCAATCTTGACACCCATAAGCGCCGCAAAGCTCACAAGCATACGCTTAATAGCGATTGTCACACCATTAACAACAGGCATAACCTTTTGAAGGACAGGTATAAAAATCTGCCCTAATACCATGCCTGTCTCTTTAATATTTGTGTTGAATTGCCTAATCATGTTACTTGGGGAATTGATTGTCAATTATGTTATCGTATAGGTTTATAATCCTATACTTCTTATAG